AGAATTGATCTAGCTTTAGCAACGTGTTTTGGAGATAAACCAGTTGGTGTATCACCTGATTCAGAATCAATTGTTAAACCAAAGAAAGCAGAGTTGCTATCGTTAGCATTGATTGAACCGAATACCCCATCAAGACAAGCAAGTAAATCTTTTTGTCTTTGGTTTGCAATGTAAGCACCGATCTTCTGACCGATTGCTGCCATTGGATCAGACCCTGCTGCTAATGCAGCCAAGTCTCTAGATTCAAATGCACGACCTCTATGTAAGATAACTCCGACTTGTTTGTCAGTAGAAATCTTTCCGGGTGTTAATGAAGATGAATCTGAAAGAACCTCAAAATCGCCACTTAGGTTAGCGGAGAAAAAAGGTACATTTACGAAATCACCACCCTCAGTTGCGTTTAACTCAGCCATAGGTGCAACCACACCGCTAGCAAGAAAAGCATCTCGCTGTGTAGTTTGTTCTATGACATATGGAGTAAACACCTCTGGAACGATAATATCACTCCTGAGAACTGCCATTGTTCAAGAAATAAATTTTACAGTGTGGGCGTAACCCTATTTGACTTAGCGTAGCCTTGCCTAATATTTATATATTAACGTGTTTTTGCAATATCTCTCAACTTTTGCCAAGTTTCCTTACCATATGTTTTAAAAATACGACCCTGTTCAGTAATATCTTCACTATTTTTCAGAAATGGTTTCAACATATCTTCTGAAAAATTATCAGATGATGGTCTTGAAATTGGTGCCCCACCACCAGATGGGGGTTTATTTTTTAATAAATATGGCTTTTCTTTTTCAAGTTTATTTTTTACATAGTCTTGAACAGGCAATTGTTCATAACCATCAACAACAACAGGGATACCTTCTTTAATTTGTATTTGATCTTTTGGAACTAAATTATTAAGAACTAATTCAGGGTCATGTGTTACTTCAGATAATGCTTGCATTGCTGGTGCAATAAGTTCAAGCTCACGATTTCTAGCTTCTAATTTTTGTATTCGTTCTTTATCCTCTGCAGATTTATCACGATACTGTTGTTCAAGCTTTTGCGTTGCTTCTGTATATTTCCCTTCACTTTCCAACTGTTCACGTTCATGCTTTTGTTTAAAAGCAAGTAACGCTTCGTAATCTTCTGGTACAGCTTTATCTGAAACAGGCTTTTGATTTTTTAATTTACCAATAAGTTCGTAATTTTTTGCTTCAAGTTTTTTTACAGATTCCCTAAGTTGCTCAAGTTCTGCATTGTTTTCTGGTGGCGTAACCACTTCTTTGTTTTCTTCAGACATAAATTAGTCGTAAACTAAATGTATTATATTATTTATATCACCATTTGACCTTTGCTGCCCAAAAAGCTGCAGACATTTTGCCTCTTGCAATATTTTTTGCATGACGGGCAAGAAATGATTTACGTCTAGCTTTATCTTTTTCTGTTCGTGGATTTTTCCCTGCACCAGAAACACCCTGTTGTCCAAATCTAATTAATTTTACTTTATCTCCTTCCTTTGCTAATACTGCATGAGATTTTGTCGGGTGATTGGGAGTTCTTTTTGGTTTGTTAAAACCAGAAAAAGATTCTTTCCCACGTTTTACTGTCATTTTTGTCTTTTCCTAGTTCTATCATAAATATCTTTATCGACTTTGCGTGCAGGTCCACCTCTCATATAACTATTAACACGAGCCATTGACCAAGCTGCCATTGTTACATTTCGGCTTCCACTTGATAAATAAGCACCTTGACCTTTTCTATAAACAGAAGCTAATTCACCATAAGTAAATTTAGTCCCTTCAGCTTTTTTTCTTAGTGCTTTTTTTGTTTTTTCGTTTAGTGGACTTCTTCGACTTTTTTGTGACATCTTGGTTTACCCTAGATTTTTGAACAGCTTTAATGTCAATATATTCACCTTTTCTGTATGCTTCTGCAGTGCGTCTAATTTCAGCAGCTTTTGCACTCCTGTTTTTAGACCCTTTCAGATAGTTTTCTGGAATTTTACTCTTCTTTTTTTTCTTTCTTGGCATTTTTCTTTGGTTTACAGGTTTGTGCTGCCTGTTTCGCTTCAGACAATCTTTCTGCTAGTGATTTTGCCATTACTTTTTACCACCCTTTTTTACTTTTTTCTTTTTCTTAGGTGGTCTACCTACTTTTGAACCATAGGTTCCTTTTCCCATTGGCATAATAATTTAAGCAACTAACAATAGTATAACTTTTAATTTGCTTTTGGATATTTTTTAATTAAATCTGTTAAAGATAATTCTGTACCATCATCTCTTAATATCTGACGCAAAGCATCTCTAGGGCTTTTATTTTTTGTATTTATTAAATAATTAAAAAAACGTTTTTTATTTCCAAGTGCTTGTGTCTGCATATTAGGGTTTCGCTTTAACCAATCAGGATAACTTAAATCTTGTGGTACTCTTCCAACCTCACTTGGTCTTGTATCTGGAAATCTTCTTCTTAAATCGTCATCATCAATAATCGGTACAGTAGTAGATCGACAATTAAAATGTTGTGGTGGCTCTGGACCTTCACCATACTTAAATTTTCTACCATCTAGACTTCCACATAATGCAGTTGTTCTTGCATCAAGTGTCGCAACATATTCATATTTTTTTGTTATATCCTGATTGGCAGAATACACAGCTTGATTTGCCATTGTTTGAACCTGATTAACAGATGTTCTAACAATTGTTCTAACTTGATTGTTTGCTAATTTCATTCCTGTACCACCAGCAAGTGCTTGTGCTCTTGCAGTCATTTCTTGGTTTGCACCAAACTGCAATCGACCTCTAAGCCTTCGTGCAATTTTTGCAATTGACTCTCCTTCTGTAATACCAACTCTTATTTCCCTTGAAATAAAATCAGCTTGTGCAGATGCAATACCGCGAAATGCTTTTTCGATCACTTCCCCACTCGGCAATGTAATTACTGAACCTTTTGCAGCAGTTAAACTAAATGTTCTTCTTACCTGTGATTCAAGTGTTGGCAATGTAAACACATTGATTCTTGTTGGGTCTGTATAAACAAGACTTCTGGCAAAATTGCCAGAAACTTGTACTGAATTTACATTTGCTGCTCCAACAGGTAAAACTTTTTGTAATTCACTTGCAACAAATTCTGTTTGAAATACAGCAAGACTTTGTAATTGATCTGCCATATATGCAGTTCCTTCTACAGACCAACCTTCTAAACTTTCTTTAAACTGTGCGAGCATTGCCCGAATCCGAGCAACAGTTGCAGGGCTAGTGACTTCATCAATAGTGGCAAGTTTATTTGTTAAATCTAAAATTACATTATTGTAGTTAGTTACTATCTCCCTAGCAATACGATTACTATATCTATTTAAATCAATAGATTGTCTGTAAAAACTTTCTGGAATTGACATTGATTATGCTGCATCTTGTTCTTCTTCTGGCTCTGGTTCTACTTCTTTTGGCTGTGCCATTTCAACTAATCCACCACTTTGCGTAGATTCAATCTCTTCTTCAACATCAAATTCATCTCCCAACACCTCACCTTCATGTAGTTGTTTCAGTAATGTTTCTTGTGTAATGGAACCAGATGTATATAGCTGTAATAATGCTTGTATCTCTTGTGGCTCTAGTCTCTGTGATAAAAAGTCTCTATTTACAAAACAACTACCAGCTTCAGCATTAATGTATTGACCATGAAACTGTAAACAGTTATCAATCATATCTTGCATCTGTTGTGCTACAACCATCATTGTGGAATCACCCTGCGATCTATCTATTCGTTTTGCTTCTGCTGTTTCTGCCGATAATTTTTGTCCCAATACAGCAGCAAGACCTAATTCGTTTATTTGATTTGACAAAACATCAAGTCTTTTAAACTGAGCATCATAACTTCTACCAGCAGGTTCAATGTATTCTGCTCTTCCATCAGCAGGGAACGCTATTGCTTCTCCGGGTCCAGCAGTTACTTCTTCTGAGCTTTGTGGAAAGCCATAAAATGCCAACATTGGTACAGCAGAAATATGAAGCTGATTATCTAAATCAGATTGTATTTGATATGCTTTCAAATTTAATTCTGCAATATCAGACATTGGTGGTCTAGATTCTAGTAAATTTAGTCTGTTTGCATATGCAACAGAAAAAGGTATTTCAGTTAAACTTGTAGTTCCTTCATCTACTTTTGTAAATAAATTATTCTTACCTTTTTGATGTATTTCAAAACCACCTCTGGTTAATAACCTTATTTGGTCAATTATCTTTTCACCATAAAGACCATCTGGAACAGATACCTTTTCTTGTAAACGTAGTTGTGTAAGTTTTACTTCACCATCTATCATTTCAGTTCTATATCCCAAAATATCTCTCGGTGTATAAGTTACCCAATATGGTCTGCCACTCTGTCCACTTGTTGGAGCATCTACTAAAACACCAACATGACCATATCTGACCATTTTTCTAGTAGTCTCATAAGTCCAAACATTTAAATCATTACCTTGCAAATCGACATCAAACAAATGTTCTCGGATTGGATCTGCTGTATCGTTTAATCTGACAGGCTTTCTTGTTAACATACCAGCCAACATTCTTTCTAAACGCAAATAAAATGGTGGACAAACAGACCTTGCAAGTCTGTTGTCATATGACTCATCTAATTCTCTTGGTTCTTGAGGTAAATATCGTCTATGCCTTTTCCTCATTTGGTATGTGCCACCAAGCAAATCTTCTATCAGCATCCAATGAGGCTCTTGTTGAAACCAAATAGCATTCGGGTCATTTATTTCTTTACCTTGTGAGTTTGTCTCTCTGTTGTAATAGTTATAACCTGAGTACATTTTGCTCCAATGTTTTCTTTAGTGTAATAAATAATCTTAATAAAGCCTAATTCCTGTTTTACGACCAGCACCCATATGTAATGGATTAAACAGACGCCAAGTAATGTAACCTAAAGCATCATTCATGTGATCGTAACCAGCATCTTTATCAGGTTCACCCTTTTCAGTATAACTTTGAAGTTCAAGACACTCAATTAATTTAGTTGCACTTGAATGAATTTGTAGTCTAACTTGACCTTTTCCATTTTCAAGTAGTCTTTGCACTGAATTAACCCTATCTCTTACAGGTGGGTTTGCTGCTGGTGATTGGTTCATAAATCCATAACTTTCTAATATTTGGATGTCGGTTTTCGAAGCGTTTGTGCTTCTGTTTCCTCCTGACGCATCAGGATAGACATAGATTTTTTGTTCTGGATAGCGTCTTTTAATTTCTTGAGCAATTGAGTCGGTGTCATGTGATTCTTTTATTTCATCAACCACGAGTAATTTGTCACCAATAGCAATACCAATAACTGCGTTCATATTCCCAATATTAAAATCAAGTCCGATTCTGAGTGGTTCGTTTGTTATATCTGGCAACGTATCAGTGACATGGACAGTTCGGTTGAAGCGGTCATAAACTTGTCCTGTTGTTATATTACAAAACTCTCCATTTAAATATGCTTGCAGTAATCCTTTTTCATAATTCTCTTCTAATCTTGTAATAAAATCTTGTGGCAGATGTGGATTATCATATGTCCGCATTTTTATTAATTTACGATCTGTTTTCTTTTGTGCTTCGTTACTGCCAAAAGTATTCCACATCCACCTAAAACCTTCAGGAGT